CTGCTGCTGAGGAAGCTCGCATAGCTTTCGCTGAGAATCTTGAAATAATCGATCCTTTAGCGGCTGCTAGATTAAGGAAACAGGTTGCTTTGAATGGTATAGGCAACGTTAATGATCCTAATGTGTTTCAGTGGAATCAGGGTGTAGGCGCAGCGGGTAATCAAATAGGTTTAGTTCCCGCAGGCGCACCTGCACCAGCACCAGCTCCTGCACCTGCACCTGCACCTGCACCAGCTCCAGCTCCAGTGCCTGTTGGCGGGGACATGGGTGTTGTTGGTGGTGGCAGGCCTTTAGACAGGCAACTAGGTATCGTTGAAGAAGCGTTATCTGAACGAGAAGCCGCTATACAAATAATGTTAGACGAAGGTTTAATAGACATAGAAGCAGCGCAAGCTTTATATGACACGGAACGTGAAAGAGTCTACAACGACTTTCTTGCTGAACAAGCAGGTGTCATAACAGGGTTCGAGAATGAGATGGCTGCTGCACAAGCTGAACGTACTGCTGACAGGGATGCTTTGAACGCCCAGTTGATCGCAGCGGGCATAGACCCCGCTCTGGTCGCTGACGAATTAGCTATGATTGATGCCACCTATCAGGGTGGTCGTGACGCTGAACGAGACTATTTGGATGCTATGGGTCGCATAGGCACTTCGGCTGATGCTGACAGGGCTTTGTTGGGTGAAGCTGTGTTTGGTGGTTTCGGTCAGGACTTGCGGTCTACAGCAAGGGAGATGGATTTGAACGCTGCTTTGATGGCTGCTGAGGATCGTCAGACGGCTCGTGAGCGTGGTTTGTCGTCTGAGTTGTTGTCTGCGTTTACTGGTGTCCCTGAGGGCGCTATGTTTGGCGGTCAGTACGCTGGTGTGGACACTGCTGGTCTTGCTGAGGGTCGTCTTGACAGGGCTTCTCAGGAGCGTATAGCGGCTGCTAATTTAGCTCAAGAGCTTGCTTTAGCTGACAGGAACTTTAACGAGTTGTCTGCTGCTGAACAACTCAAATTTGCTGTAGCTGGCATTGATCCTACTACTGGTCAATATTTAGATCCTACTAATCCTTTTGCTGGTTTGTCTCCGTTCGAGGAATGGGAAGCTAGACAACAAGGTCAAAGACCTTTAACAGATTTAATATATTTCATGCCAGACATATTTGCAATCAACCCTGACTTAGAGGACACAATCAATCAAACGATTTCTGACTTGGCTGATGGGGGGCAAACTTTAGGAGATGAGCAACTACTCAACATCTTAGGTATGGGTGGTGTCCCTGCTGATGTGTTGCTCGATTTGGTAGCGTTGCAGCAACAAATGGGTAGCGCATTTTTTGGTGACGCTGAAGCAATGAAAGAGTTTCAAGATATGCTCGCTGAAATTGCTGCAAGAAACAATGCAACACCTGGTAGCAAACCACCGCCTAACACTGGGGGTCAAACTGTGGATCCTAATGTGGGAGTACCTGAAGCTCGTGAACAAATATACGACATGATAGGTATTGCAGGCAGTATGGGATTTGGAACTATTGAAGAAGCTTACAACACTTTTGTAGGCAACCCTAACGATCCGTTCATGGGTGACACGGGAAGAATGACTTTAGCTGAAGCTCAAGCAGAATACGACGCTTATCTAGCTTCTGTTTAAGGTTGGGCTATGACTCCGTTAGAAGAAGCCCTCGCTGAAATAAACAAAAGAGGTTCTTTATCCCCTAATCCTTCTCCTTTGGGTAGAAGCACATCTCCTGCCGCAGCACAATCAGCAGCGCAACTTGCCTCTAATGTTCAAAAAGGATTCAGTCAATACAAAGCTCCTGTTAAAAGCCCTAGAAGGGGTTTTGGTGGTGTTTTCGGCACGATACTCGACGTTGTAGACACACCTCGCGCTGCGATAGCTTCAACAGTTCAAGAAATTGTAGACGTTTTCCAAGGCGAAGGTTTTTCAGGTTCAGACTGGTGGAAACAAACCAAAGACAACCATCTGTTTGGTGAGATAATGCGCGACATAGGTGTTGATCTTCCAGGTCCTTTAGATTTTGCTTTAGGTATGGGTTTAGATATTGCTTTCGACCCGTTGACATACGCTGGTGGTGCTGGTGTGGCAGCAAGGTTAGCTAAAGCTGATGATGTGGTAGCTGCTTTAAGGAAAGCTCAGTCTGCTGCTCAAAAAGCGGGCGACACTAAAAAAGCACAAGAGTTATTCAAAGCGTCTGAGAAGGTTAGGAAATCCAGAAGCGTTCTTTCGGCTGGTAAGTCGTTAAGAGACATTGGTATCAAACCTAACATGGGTTTAACGTTACCTGGTACTGGTCGTCTTGGTCGTAAAGCAATTGAGAAGCCTTTAGATTTTCTGTCGGCTGGTGCGCTTGGTAGAAGGTTGGATAAGAAAAGGTTGGATCAGATTAAGAAAGCTGATTTTCTTTTCGACGAAGCTGGTTTGGTAGCTAAGAACACTCCTAAGATTCAAGAAGCTATGGGGTTGATGCGTCGTAAAGACGCTACTGCTAAGAATTTGTTAAACAAGATGGAACCTAATATTCGTAAAGCCGCGACGATGGCTTCTAAACTTCCTGTTGAGTCGAGGTTGCGTTTACCTTGGTCGTCTAAAATGGTTGGTGCTGTCGCTGCTTTGCCTGGTAGGGGTTTAAGGTGGGCTACACAACGCGGCATGTTGCAAAGTATTGATAAGGCTTTGAACACTCGTCAGCCTATGCGTGCTTTGAAGATAGGTGATGATCCTGATTTGGCTTTGGAGGCTGTCTATTTGGAGCGTGGCGCTAACAAGGGTGAGGTGGCTGCCCGTAAGGTTCGTTCACGTTTGATGAACACGGCTGGTGAGATAGCTCGCAGAGCGGAGAAATTGAAGGTTCCTTTTGAGGATCTGTTGGGAGCTTCGAGTAGACGGTTTGATGACCCTAATATGCCTGGTTCTATACTTCGTGCGGGTAAATCGTTTCACGATGATCTGGTTGGGTTTTGGAAAGAAGCTGAGACTGTAGTCAACGAAGCTACTGGTCAACCTCTTTTATCCGAGATGCTTGGTGACATGTACTCGGCAAGGTTTTTAACAGATGAGGGTGCTTTCATTGTGGGTGCTAACGGTGCTAAAGAGTTTGTACCTAGAGGTGTTGGCACTCTTTCAAGGAGAACGATTATCACTCCTTCACAGTACAACTATTATGAGAACATTTTAGGAGCTGATGAGGCTGCGAGATTGTATAAGAAAACTTTTTTCGGTGAGGAACTTACAGATGTTACCAAAGGTGTAGGTTCTATCGAGGATCAGATGAAAAGTATTGGTCAACAATACATGGGTGATGACTACGACCATTTGTTTATTAACGATTTTGCTGAGGTTATCCCACGTTACGTGGAACGCATGGCACAGTTCTCCAGAGAAGCAGTGTTAAATTCTTATTTGCAGGATTTTGGTATCGTCGTTAAGGGTGGTGTGGCTACAGGTATTAAACGTGAGTTAGCTGAACGCATGTCGCAGATGACTAGACGTAGCGGTGATTTAACTAAACGGCAGGAGAAAATTCAACAAGCTGTGGATCTTAACAGGCGGCTGATAAGTGAACAGTCTGCTTATGATGACCCTGCTATGAACGTGTTTTTAGAAACTAGGGATCGTATCCAAATGGATTTAGATGATCTGATTTCTGACATAGTTGATTTGGCTCCTGGTCAGTATCTCCCTGAGAGCGGCAATCTTCTTAAAAGTGTTCAAAAAGATTTGGGTGAACGTGGTAAAAGTTACGCCGCTCAGATGAGCGAGTTGGGAAGGCAGAAAGATTCTTTGGAGAGAATAGTTTTGGCTCTTAAAAACATTCGGGTTGGTAGCGAGAACCCTCAACTGTTCAAAGATTTGGATTCTTCTGTTAAAGAATTGGGTGATGCTTTAACTTCAGCTAATGACGATTTTCTTGGAACGATGTTGTCTGATGAGACTGTTAGTGCAGGTCAAAGGTTGCAGAGTTTGTTGGAGGGTGACGTTAGTTTAGGTCCTTTCGACATGAAGTCTGTTGATCCTGCTGCTAAACGGTTCCAAAAATGGGAGGGTATCTATAAAGAGATCGACAAAATAGATGCTGATATTAACAGGGGTACGAGACTGTTGGATAGTAACGCTAAGTGGTTGGAAGGCGCTCAACAGCGTTTAGCGGAGCAATTAGATTTTTGGAAAGAAATGGATGCGGCTGGCACATTGTATGATGTCGCTGATCCTGGTCGCATGAGGTTAGCTGCTATACAAGCTGATGGTATAGCTTTTCAAGAGCAACTCATAACGCAACGCAGAGGAGAGTTGAGTCAACTTTTGTTGCAACGTCAAAGAACTGTCAGGGAGTTGGGTGAAGAATCTGAAACGTTGAAGAACATTCTTGAAACAGATATTGCTGATGAGATGCGTAGTTTGCAGTTGTCTTTAGATGACGCTGTTGAAAGCGGGCAGACTGGTCGTCTTATTTCTGCTGCTGATAGTCAAGAAGAAGCGTTGAAACTGTTGAATGACAGGAGAAACATTTTAGGTTTTCAGGAAGCGTACAATGAAGCGTTATCTAATCAGCTTCTCGGTAGGGCTTTTGGTGACTACACCGCGGTTAACACGGGTTCTTCAGCGGAGCTGTTCATGGATGCTATGAACGCTGCGGCTAGAATAAACAACCCTCGAAAGGTTGGCGAGTTTGGTAAACAGTACAACAGGTTGCATAACTGGTGGAAAGCGCAAGCGACTGCGACACCTGGTTTCATTTTAAGGAACGGTATGGGTGGTGCTTGGATTAACTCTCAGATAGCTGGTGTTGAGATGGGTATGCACTCTAAGGTTGTGGCGTTGGCTCGTGCCGCTATGAAAGCTGGTGGTGGTGACATGCGGCGTGGCGCTTTGGCTTTGAGAAACAAAGGCGGGACTGTCAGGTTGGATAAGGTTTTTGGTGTGGGTCGCACTGCTTCTAAACGAGAGTTGGAAGCGTTTTATGAGATGGTTGATTCGGGTATAGCTCAAGGCGGCCAAGCATGGTCTGAGGTTGATGACGCTTTAGCTGAACTAGGTTTGGGTGCCACTCTAAATCCGTTTTCAGCCCAGTTTAGAGGTTTCCGTGCTGTGCGTAGAGCTAACGAAAAAATGGAGTTCATGTTGCGTGGCGCTTTAGCTTTTGACGCTATGGCTAACAAGGGTAAAAACATTGATGAAGCGTGGGAGTTGGTAAGGAAATACCATTTCGATTATTCGGATCTGACCAACACTGAACGTACAATTAAAAGAGGTATATCTTTCTGGAAGTGGCAGAAATCTATTCTACCTGTGCTGGTTGAGTCGATGGGTAAAAAACCGCAGGCGTGGTCTAGGATACAGCAACTTAAAGGTGAACTTGAGTTAGGTGTCGATGAAGAAAAGTGGGTTCCCGATTATTTCGGTGAGGCTCTGGGTATACGGTTGCCTTTTGAAACTGACGGTGGGCGTGTTTACACGTTGCCTGATTTACCTTTCAAAGATTTAGCCAAATACATTAACGAACCTTTAGAAGCTCCTCGTGAAATGGCAACTGGTATGGCTCCGTTTATTAAAACTCCTCTCGAAATGTGGGCTGGTAAACAACTGTTTGGGGATCAAGGGTTCAGCGGCAGGTACCAGCAGCCTCCTAATTCTTACGGTAAGATCCCAGGTTTGATGCCTATTCTTGGAAAATTCGGGAAAGCTAAAAAGAACAGTCGTGGCGAATGGAAGATGCGCGACAAAGACATTTACATGTTTGATTCTTTCATGCCTGTGTTGTCTCGTGTGAGAAGATTGTTTCCTAATGAAGAATCGAAACAGCGTCGTCTGTTAACATCGTGGATATCTGTGTTAGCTGGTGGTGGTTTACGTGTTAACGATACTCAGAGTAAGAAAAACGCTTTCTATCAGCAGCAAAGACAGTTCGAGAAAGACTTACAGGACCTACAAGACATAAGGTTCCGAGAGATTTAACGGGACAAAACGGAGTATAAATAGATGAAACACATCTCAAGAAAAGAATGGGGCGCTCAACCGCCACCAAAAGGAAAATTCGACAAACTCAACCGTGCCAAAGTGCAAGGCGTAGTTATACACCACTCAGGTGTGCAAAACGGTCCGAAAGGATCAGATGCAGTTAAAGCATTTGAACGCCACCACATGGGCAAAGGGTGGGATGGTATTGGCTACAACTGGCTTGTAGACGAATCGGGAACTATTTTTGAAGGCAGAGGATGGGATAACCGTGGAGCGGGAACTAAAGGTTGGAACAGTCGTTCAATCAGCGTGTGCTTTACTGGTTGGGGTTTTAATAAGCCTAACGACAATGCTTTACGTTCTTTACAAACAGTTGTTGATGCCGCTGAGTACCATTTCGGCAAAGGGCTTTGGGTTTCAAC